TGCAGTTCGCAACGCCGCATCATTCAAGTCGTGCAGAATCCCCTGAGAGATACTCATTGCCTGGTTCCATTCCAACTGCTTGCCGTTAAGTTCAGTCATCGACTGTAATATACCGGCTATACCCAAGCTATTTGTTTCCATTCCTTTAGCGAATTCAAAAGGACGTTTAATGAGTTCTGCACTCATATCAGCCAAGCCGTACAAACCGGTTAGGGCAGTTACCAATCCCGCCGCCTGTCCAGCTGCAGATGCAAATGCCGGCCCCAATGCACGGCTCGAACTATCAATTCCATCAATAGATCTTTTGGCCCTATTGAGTCCGGGGCTCATAGCATCAACTAATGATATTTTTACTTTGGTTTCAGCTAACATCTTATTCGGCCCCTTTCTCCAGTGCAGCTTCGATTACTACTTTTTCAATTATCTGTAGCTTAGACAGAAGTAACCCCGACATCTCAATTCCATAAGTCTTGGTCAAAAAATCGACCTCTAACCAATCAAGTCCAATAGGATATATTCCTGCCATCGTTGATGCATACTTAATACAACGCTGTACAACACTCCATACATCCAAAACCTGCCTATTGCCAGGCAAAATATTTGGTGGAGCATACTGACATTCGTCACAGGGCAATTTTATTTTTCTGTATTCGTAGATTCTTCGGCAATCGCTGCAGTATTCTCCACGCTCCCGTTGCCAAGCGAGGATAGCTTTAAGTTTTTTATTTCATCCAAACGAATCTCTCCACTTAACCCAAGCGTTCTGTAAGCTACAGCAATTACCTCGCCGTACGTAAAGTCATCAATATTAACATCCGGATAAATATTTTTAAATATCCATTCCGCAACGATAGCATCACTTTCAGATCCTTCTAGGTCCTTCGTCAGCGGTGTAGTCTCTTTCTCAAATCGACGATGTTCCGACCATTTCATGCCTCGAACCTCTAACAATGTTTTTTTAGCCATTTTCAACATCTCCTTATTCATAACTTGCTACTTTGTTTTGCATGGTAACCACGATAGCAGCATTCTCATCACTATCCTGATAATATGCACTGTATTGCAGTTCCTGCTTGATACCAGACGGACCATCGACCGCCGGAGAATTTCTGCTAAATTTAATCTCAGGAAGCAGCAAAGACATTTTCAGTTCTCCTACTTCGAGTGTCAGCTCCGCGCTGGTTTCCGTATTATTCTCGGCTAATTCAAGATAAGTATTATCGTTAAAGAAAGCCGTCATACTACCAGAAATATTGATAAGTCCCTCATTGACAGCTGTACGGTATCCTTTGCCACCGAGCGCATAAGTATCGCCGTCCAAACCAAAATCAATATCCATTGCGAACGCTGTAACTGTAGCGGTTTTATTTCCACCGAGAATCAGATTAGCCATAAAATTATTAAGCCTGTTCATGACCGGTTCACTCGGGCTGGCGCATATCGTTGCTGTGCTGATTTTTTCATCGCAGCCCATGATTGAGATAGTTGCAGTCAGCTCTCCATCGCCGCCTGCGGATATAGATATTTTTGATACCTTGCAGCCATTATATTTTGCGTAGGAATTGATTTTTGAAAAACCCTTTTCCAAAACTAATGACGGCTGGTCATCAGCTGGTTTAAATACATGCTTGAAAAATCCGTCCTTACCTTCTACCGCGGTAGTAACCGGTGCGCCCATGGCAGCCTTCCACCAATACCCAAATGCTGTAGCGTCCATTGGTACCGCTAAGTCACCGCTTACATCAATATTGCCCATAATAGGCTCCACTGGATCACGACGACCACGAATAGTAGCAGGATCAGTTTTATTTTGACTCGCCGCTAAACCGCAGGTATTGAATGGCATTTGTACTGCCTTAGTTGCAAGATCTGCTGGATCCTTGCCAAATTCAGTTTCAAAACCCATTTTCAATGTCGTATATACACCAATAGCCTGGCGTGCATGCAGCTGTAAATTCAGTTTCAACAATGTCATAACCCCCTTTAAAACTCTTCTTCATAAGATGTGCTGAGCGTCTGCTCCATCGTCCACTCACATTCGATATCAGTAACCCAGTGAGTACCTGCAGAATCCAACGCACCCAACTGAATCACTTTAATACTTGCTACTGGCCGCATACCGTCTTTATAAGCGTCCAGTTCCTTCTGTATAAGAATGGCAAAGTCCGCCACCTCTTTGCTCCCAGCAAAGACCTTTACCCCAGCCTCTGTTTCAAACGGCTCCTGGTCATCGACAGAGATCCCAACACTGAGATTGCAGTGATAACTACACTCCAATTTTCCAATACCTTCTTCTTTCCAAAGCGCATAAAAGAAAATATATGGCGCATCTGCCTTTGTAGGCGAAAACTCTTCTGTCGCGTCACCAACAGCGATCAGCGGTTTTTTTTGATAACGTTCTTGGCAAAATGCCTGTAACTTCTCTGATTTACCTAAATGATTCGCCAGAACAACTGCGAGATCAGTTAAATTTTTTTGTAGCTTGCCCATCTATTAACCCCCAAAAACTTGATACTTGCGGCCCTTACCAGATGTTTTTCTAAAACTACCGCCGTTATCTAAAAATTCCTGAGCCTTAGCTGTCACATATGCTGGCAACTTCGGTTCCAGCTTATTCATGATCGGTTCAAAAAACGGTCTCGCTGGTACCTTTAAGTGAGTAGTATCACCGCGTAACGGATGCCCAGCTTTACCCCACCGCTTTCTAACCCAAGCCGTTACCGGGTAAGTAGCACCCTCTTCCTGAATACGCCCATACTTAGCAGATGCCGCTGACGTCCAGCCGACCTTCACAAGCCCGCCTGATACATACTGATATCCGATTGCATTTATTAACCGCCCATACCATCTTTGCGGTGCTCCTGGGCGAAGATCATTACGAACTCGCCAGGGAATACGTTTTGGCCAACTGGATTTAAAGTCCCCGCCACCTTTGCGCAGTTCGCTTTTGATCTCACGCTGTACAAAATAACCCATACTTTTACTACAACCACGTACAAAATCAGGAGAATTTCGGATAAGCGACTGTAAATACTTAGATATACCGTTCTGGACGCTTATCTCAATCATCATCGCAAACCACTCCTTTCGGCTTTTGATGCCGATAGTGTAGTATTTCCAGCAAGACTGTCCTTCAGATACACAGCATTTACATTCCAACGTTGCCCGTTGTATATAATTGAGTCGCCTGGTTTAGGATTCGGGACATCGGCATCGCAAACAGTGAAATTGGCTTTATCGCTAACCTTAACGGCGCGATCCAACTCTTTGAAATACACTTCACTTCTATTGAATTCTTCGCCAATTTCCACAATGGCCGGAATCTCGGTATCGTTATAAACGATTTTTTCTGCCAAAGGGCCCATAAAAAATGCCCTTTGCATAATCGCTTTAATCGCATTGTTCGCCATAAAAACCCCCTTTTTCGCCCGTTTTAGGGTGTAAAAAAATAGGGGTAGGCAAAATCCACCCCTATTCAGTTTTTAAGTTTCTGCTATTCAGTACCTTCAGATGCTGCAGCTGCAGCTGCTACGTCAGCACCAGCGTTAATTTTCACATCAACAGTTGCGCCAGCTGTGGCCGGAGCTGGCGACCAAGCAATACCCAGATAAGTATTACTACCTTGTGTAGCAGTAACCGTTCCGTCATCTTTCAGATAGACGCGCGCCCCCTGGTCAATAGCAGCGGCGTCAGTCTCGAACGAAAATACACCGTCTACCGTCAGCGCAATCAGCTGTCCAGTAATGCCAGCAGCTTCGGCTACGCCACAAATACTTCCGACCACAATAACGTCGCCCTCTGCCACGTCTGCCGTACATTTATAATCCAGCTTATCGCCCTTACGGCGGAAAAAAGCTTTTTCTTTTGCCATGATTTAATCCCCCTTATTTCCCTGTATTTTTTACAAAACCGCGGTAATCCAAAGCAGCGATACCGAAATCAAGGTACATCCGGAAAGAACGCGCCAAGGTATCAAACGAATCCTTAGATTCAAGAATCGGAGTTTTATTGCCATTCAGATAACTGATTTCAATACCTTCTACCTGATTTTTCGCAGCAGCAATATACCAAGCATTTGCATTGATATCATCCAAGGCAGTATCTACAACGATATCCAAGGAATTGCGGAATACGTTAGCCACGCCGGAATGAGCACCGGCAGGATCAGCCAAAGATCTTAACAGCTGTTCCGCTGTCGTTTCGTAAGTGGACGGAATGATCAGATATTTAGCGTTCAGATTCAGGCTATATTTCTTGCTGAAATCTTTTTGCTTTCGGAGCAACTGTCGTGCTGCGGATAAAGTTTCCGTACTTGGCACACCTGCTTTAGCAGCCAAATTACCATTGGCAGAACTGTAAGTAATGCCTGCGAGAGCAGTGTACGCCAAACGGTTGATCTTGCGTTTAAAAGCTGCAGCAAACCGATACGGGAATTTTGCCAAAATATCCAGGTCGTCATTGATAAACAACTGGCGGGTGTAGTTCCAGGCGATACCGTCGGTACCCAGCTGGACGGCAGTCTTTTCCTTATCAAGTTTCGCATGAGTGAATTCCCCATTTTCCGGAATCAGTTCCGGCTCCTGAGCCCCACCCAGTTTATAACGATAAGCAGTTTTAAAATCACTCAAGGTCCCTTCAACAGTCCATGCTTCAAAAGTAGTA